CAATCGATATTGAGCTGTTGAGTACTCTTGATCGGTAGTTCGGCAGAGTCGTACATGAATGACGCTGTACTAGCCGAATTTGCAGATCCTATCGTCGATCCCCTCATGGTGATCGCTCTATTTCCTTCTAGAGCTGACTTTAGGAAAGACGGAATATTGATCAGAGATTTGGCCATTGGCTAACTCACTCAGACGGTTTCAGTGATTCGAAAGACAGGAGACGCAGTTCGATGTACTTGATCTACTCCATTGTGGGACACCATGACGTCAATGACATACGTTCTACCTGGAACAAAATTTGACATGTCGACACTAGTGTACATTCCCTTTGTGTCGCTAGAAAGTCTAGTAGAATTGTACGTTTTATCGAAGGGTACGATGATTTCATTAGTCATATAATCTCTGACAGAGTAATGAACGTCTCTCAATATTACTCCGTAAGTCTCTATTGGAGATCTTACCAAGCGTACGAATTGTGTCTGGACATCATTCACGTACACTCTCAATTTCACAATGTCAGTGTTAGAATGTTCAGATAGTAGACCCGACGTTGTCACGACATACTTCGAATTTTCTAGTGGATCATTCCCACGATCAGCAGGATGAAGAGTGACGTTGGCTCCAGACAAAAATGCAATTGAATTATCAAGTGACGTCCAAAGTTGTTTGAACACAACTGACCCTGACTGGTTCATTTTATTCGTCACGACAGTGTCTGTGGATCCAAAAAATACTGATGTCGTGTAAACTCCTGTGGAGTATTTCGATCCCAAAAACGTATAATCAGCCCAACCTCCAGAAATTTCTGTCGACAACTTAAGCTTCAAACAATTGGACCCTGTCAGAGAAAAACTACCAGAAGAAATATCTGTGAGAACTCCTCTGACTGAATTATGTAAATGTATCGATCCAGAAGAATCGACAGTCAAGCTCTCTTGATCACTTTGGAATGAATCATCGTATAAGACTACCAGCTGTGGGTGTTTAGTTTTGTTATACGCGTTTCGAGCGACAAATCTCTTGACGAAATATGATCTATTGGAATCTTCATAAGACGTATCGAATGAAACACGAAAACCCTCGTCGGGAATTTCACTATTCAGTATTGATTTCACGGAATTTGTGACGTCAACGTAAAGATCTTCAGCTCCATTGACGAATGTTTGAGCTGCTTTTAGACTACCATATGACGATGAATTCACATAATCTATGCTGCTAGTTCCTGCAATACCTCCAGAATTTGCTCCGGACATGTACCACAATTTAACTCCAGACGTCGAATTCCAACTAGCAGTCACAAAGTTGCACGTGTCTTTGTCACCATAATAGACAACGTCATTTCCTATTCCTTCGTCAAAAGACTGTGATAATGGATACACTGCTACTACAAAATTATTTGGAGTTGGCTGACCTCCGTACACGTCGAACAATTTTAAGAAACACTTGAATGACGTATCAGTGGGATCTACTTTACCAGATGAGACTTGAGTGACCAATGAAGACATATCGAACTTCACTAATAGTCTAGAAAGTTCGTGATTGGGAATTTTTGTGCTTCCAGAAATTGTGTATGTCGATTCGTAAAGCTTGAAAAGATCTAAGCTCCCCGCAGCGCCGACATTAGAAGTGTACGATCTCGCTCTAGAGATAACACGATCAGTGATGTAGGTGTCTTTAGACGCCTTCAATATCTTGTACATCAGATGGCCTTTCCGATGATGTCGTTGTTTGGATATCGAATCTCGAATATCGATCCACCACTTTGTGGTGTCATTATGAAACCCTTATTTCGATTCGACTCAACGTCATACTGAACATTACTGTATTCTAGATTTTCGTACACATTCTGCCGAGGAATATACCAGACGTAATTGACTGATATGATTCCGGGAACTTTTGAAAGTAAGCCACTGACACTTGTCTCAATTATCGGCTGATCTACTTGCCAGTTCTTGATATCGAAGTAAGAAGTCAATGTGTCAATACATGACTGAAGTACTAGAGACTTCGTCAAAGATGGATCCACAAACACTTCAAATTTTATTTGTAAGTTAATGACTTTGATGTCAAGAATGTCAATTGAGTCAGATATCATCCTATACGGATTCAAATACTTCTTGAGGTTCAACTTGAGAGTATCAGGAGACGTGACTAGTCTCTGATTTCTGTCTCTAGAACAGACGTGTAGCTGAATCGCCAGAGGATTGTTCAAATTTGGAACAATGGCTGCTCTGAACACTCGACCAAAATTAGACGGCATCGTGTAAATTCTGGCCAACAAGTCTGATCTTGTCACAATTCTCTCTTGAGAATTTCTGGAAGACGGAATCAAAGACTTGAGAGTGTCGATAGTAGGAGCGTCATCGCCGCCTTTGGCTAGCTCAGCGTTGTTGACTTCAATACTGTCTCTCACATTTCTTGCAAGACTAGCTGGAGGGTTATGAGGAAATACAGTGATGAGTGAATTTATCGTCTGAATTGTATTTGGCTCCACGTTGTGACTAAGACCACCTCCATATCGATAGATCACCGTCAATGTTGTGTCTTGCGCTGAAATTCCGAGAGTTTTAGTAGAAAGAAGCTGGGACGGATTGATACTGATCCTACTGAACGTCTTCTTATACTTCATTGGAATGGCAAAGTCGCTGGGGTCAGGTATCGCATCATCTTCAAAAGTTGAAGCTGAACCACCACCAAGTGTTATCGTCATTTTCCTGTCAGACAAAGAAGTCTCAGTCACAAATCTATAGGGAGCAGGAATGATAGCCAGAGTGTCTTGTACGTAGTCAGAATCTGAGTTGGGGTTCGGAAGATTCTTGTACACAACATCGTCAGTCAATGAAGAGACTTCATAGTACTTGTTTCCAAGACCGTCGTAGACTGATATTATTTCATGAACATTCGAATAGCTCAAAGACAATTTTCGAAAGGCAACAAAGCCAGTCAAGTCAAATGTCTCAGTTGCTTCGAATCCAGATATACAGAGACCTGTCTTCAACATTAAGAATGTCTGTACAACTCCCGCACTTGTCCTTCCAGGTTTCACAGCAGCGACATACTGTCCTGTTTCAGGAACAATCTCAGAAAAATCAACGTCTTCAAGTAACCTAAACTGTACTCCTGAGTTGGATTGAAAAATGCTGCCTGCCTTCACGATGGGCAGACAGTCGGATCTGGGGGCTCCGTTCAAGGCTGGAACGGCGACATAAACATAGACATCGACAGTTGCAGGAGAAGTTCCTGTTATTGGAACTCTAGAAGTCTTCAACATTCTCTCGATGTTGATTGTTTCTACAGCTGTCTCAGGATCTAGTTCTGAAAATTGGTGATCCAAATAGAATGAAAGATTATCTCCTACTGATGCTGGAAAATCCAAAAGAAGACCTCCCATGCTCGCTTCAGAGAAGTCATTCATCTTGTCTGGATAATACTGTCTGGCATACTCCAGGAGAGTGCTGCGAAAGGCGTCAAAGTCCTTACCTACGTAGCTTCTATTACGAACCTCTTTGGTTTTGATTGCTGCCATTCGAAATTCTCTCTTCGTTAACTAACCTGAAGTGTCTACATTACGTACAACGTAAGTTCCAGAACTCTCTTTCGAACATCGAGAGCTGGAACATTGTAAGTGATACTGATCTTCAGTTGCGGCGACGCTGTATTGTTATTTTCATTCACTGCACTAGTGTAATCTTCCAGATCGATGTACGGCATCCACTTGGAGATCGCCGAATTGATCCTGGACATTGCTTCAGTGTCAAAGTCGTCGAGGGATGTGAAGTCCGACAGTATTGGTCGAAGGTCGGCACCAAAGTCAAAGAGACCCAGGCGCTCTCCCCAGTTCGTCAACATGAGATTTCTGAAGTTGTCTGCCACTGAATCTGCCAGAGCGTAGTGCATCTCAAACAATTCATTCTTGCCGAATCTCAGAGGTGTTTTTATCCCTATCGGTAACGCAGTCTTCTCGACTGTCTCGTCCACGACTGTCGACTGAGTCTTACCAACATTCCTAAAAGAATACGTCGCCATTTCATGTCATACTTAACAAAGTTTTTGTTATTACGATCCGATCATTTTAGCGCCATCAAAAATGTAGTAGACATTTCTCATACTTGGAGACGCCTTGATAACAGTACCATTCTTGTCATTTTGAGAGTATTGACTCAAAACGTATGTACCTTTTTTGATTCTTTGTCCCTCTTTGAGATATCCTCCATCGAAATTAGCGTCCTTACCATTGAGAGCCTTTCCTTCATCGTCCACGACAACATTTGGAGCTCCACCTTCATACGAAACGAATACACGATTTCTTGCTGGCATAAATTTCGTTTCGTTCAATGATGATTTTTCCTCTCCAATTATAAGAACGTGAGTTTTCAAGTTGTTGAAACTATTTGGATCTGAGTCAGATGACGCCTTAGATATCAAAATCCCATCTCCGGGTCTAATATCCAGCTGCATCAAATTTGCTGTGTTGATCATTTTGGGGTCGTACTTCAGAGCATTTCTTCGAATGGCCATCTGGACTAGATCATTTATGACTGGTCCTCCCGTTCCTTTCACTTGATGAATTCTCGTATTGTACGGTAAGTCAACAAATTCATCACCAACATTCCCTCCAGCAGCTTTTCTATAAACAGCCCGCATGTACATACCACACGAAGAAAAATTTGGACTCTCGACTTGTCTCATATGCCAATCATTTTGTTGATCTTCAGCATCAGGAAACAAAAACTCTGCGTATCTTCTTCGAATAGTATCATGTACTGGATTTCTTGAACTATGAAGATCTTTTGCAGAAGCAGCAGCCTCTATAATCTTTTCAGAAGAACTTAGAACACTAGACTCTGTTTCTGTCGAGGCATCAAGTGGTTGTTTATACCCTCTTTCGGCTCCA